AATAACTTAGAAAAATCTTTAGAATAACTTAGAAAAATCTTTACAATTTTAAATAATTATGGTATTTTGTAGGTTTACTTATTATTGCAGATAAATTTAATAAAAAATATTTAGATTTATTTTTATATAAAAATTATATATATAATTTTTAATAAATGGGAGGAAGTATTATTCAATAGCTGGTTCGCCAGTATATATAGCTTGTTTTGTAGGTTGCACTTATCATTGCGGATAAAATGATAATCCCATTTCTTCATCTGAAATTATTAGATAAATTTTATATACTTTTAATAAACTGCCAACTCAAATCGGCACATATATTTTCCCATATTAATTCTTGTTGATAAAGTTTTTCTCTAGACTTTAATAATGGAAAATACTTTATATATTCATCTTCTTCTAGAATTTCTAAGAACTTATGTAATACATAAGAGTAACTTAGAAAATTCTTTCTATTTTTAGGAGAATGTTTTATAAAGGGTCCTTGTATTTCTTTAAACATTCCTCGTAATTTTTCTTCTAATTCTGGTGTAAGTTGTGGAGTAGATTTACCAGTAATTCTATTTAGAATATATGGTATGTGTTCGTAATATTTATTTATTTTATTTTTTTTTAATATAGCTCTTATTTTTTCATAATTAAGAGTTGCCATATTAGAAACTTTATTTTTTTTTAATTCCATAAATATTTTATCAAATATTTCTTCAGGTATATCAGTTGTTTCCTTACCTTGCGATTGTGATACCCATTCATTGCGAAATCCTATAACTTTCATTATAGGTCGGACTGTACCTTAAGCACTCTTAGTTTAGTTAAAACTTCATAGAGAACCGACACCCGTTCAGTCTCTGACACCGTATCATATTCTATTATAGCGAACTTAGATACTGGTAAGCGGATTGTCCAATCCTTAACATTTTTACTATTGGCTACGGTAATTAACCGTGTTCCTTTATAAAGTTTCCAATATAAAGTAGTAGTTAAGGCTCTAAGGAGATTCCCGCTACGAGGTTGTCTTGCATTAATAAAATATTATTAATACTAGGAAGTTAGACACTTTTAATGCTTCCTCTTTCACTCCAATGAGATTAAAGTGATTGATACGATTATAAGAAAAATAAGAAATTTCTTTAGGAGGTTCTTTATAACCAGGTTTTTCATTATCAGTAATAATATATTCAACAGTATTACAATCATTACAAAAAAGTATTCCATCATGACTTAATTCATTTATATTCTTAGAATTACAATAATAACATTTATCTATTTCACAAGTTAAATCATTATTTATATAATTATTATCTGTGCATGCTAAATAATTTTCCAATAAATCTGAACGATTTAGATCTTGATTAGATTTAATATTTTTAATATTATTATTAAAAAAATCAATAATATTAATATTCTTTACTTTTGATACATTATCATTATTCTCTATAGAATCATAATAACTAAACAAAATTTCAGAAGTTTTTGTTAAATAATCTATTTCTTCACTTTTAGATTTTATATTAGAAATATTATATTTTATATCAATTTCTTTTTTTTTTAAATCAAATAAAATTTGTTCATTTTTTTCATTCTTAATATTTTTATTTATTTTCTTTAGTTCTTTTTCTAGAGAATTAATACTATTATATTTTTTATTAAATGTTTCTAAAGTTTTTTCATGACAAGTATCTAAAGTATTATTGGTTTTTTCGTAATTATATCTTCTTTTTGTTTTCTTCTCTTTAGATTTTGTTTTAATAGTATCATTAATCATATAACAAGAAATAATTAACAAATCCTTATATAGATATTAGTTAAATTTTGGGTTTAATTTTATAAAAAATTTTGCGTAAAATTAATTTTAATTTAATTTATCAATTTTTTTTTTCTTTGTATATAGTATAAAATAATGGGAGGAGGACTAATGCAACTCGTAGCTTATGGCGCACAGGATATCTATCTTACCGGTAATCCCCAGATTACCTTCTTCAAAGTGGTCTACAGACGCCACACTAACTTCGCAATGGAATCTGTTGAACAAACCCTTAACGGAACTGTTGCTCTAGGAAATAAAGTTACAGCCACCATCTCCAGAAATGGAGACCTTGTAGGACGCATGTATGTTGAAGCTGCTATGAATGGTACTGGAACAACTATGAATAATAGAGGAGCAGTAATGTTAAACGAAATTACATGTGAAATTGGTGGTCAACAGATTGATAAACATTATGGTCATTGGCTTGAAACTTGGGCTGAACTTACTGAACCTAATTCAGGAGCAACAGTAGGCGCTCAAGCTGCTACAACTGGTACTAAGTTTCAAAATATGGCATGTATGGGAGGTGTTGATGCAGTAGGAGGTGTTGTAAAAGCATTTGTACCTTTACAATTCTGGTTCTGTCGTAATCCAGGTCTTGCTCTTCCCTTAATTGCTCTTCAATACCACGAGGTTAAAGTATCTATTACATTCAGTAGTCAGGCTAATTCTGATCCAACTTCTGCATCTCTTTGGGCTGACTACATCTATCTTGATACTGATGAACGTAGACGTTTCGCTCAAGTATCTCATGAATATTTAATTGAACAACTTCAGTTTACTGATTCTGGTTCTTCAACTTCTCATGATCTAAACTTCAATCATCCAGTTAAAGAACTAGTATGGACTGGTGGATGGGCAACAACTACCGGAACAATTGCGGCCCCTGCAACAGGTAATTATAAACTAGTATTAAATGGTCATGACCGTTTTGCTGAAAGAGATTCATTATACTTTACTCGTGTCCAAGTATGGCAGCATCATACAGGTCCTGGTGGTCTTAACCCTGCGGCTGTCGGTGCTGGTAAAGCGAATGACTCAATTGCTGTTTATTCGTTTGCTCTCAAACCAGAAGAACATCAACCATCCGGAACTTGTAACTTCTCCAGAATTGATAACGCTCAACTTAAATCACCAACTGATGCTTTATACATCTACGCTGTCAACTACAACGTCCTTCGTGTTATGTCGGGTATGGGCGGTCTTGCTTACTCAAATTAAATTATAGTAATTTTACAATTACTATAAAAAAATTAAAATTTGAAAAAAATTTATTTTAAAAATAATTATCTGGAATAAAATGACTGATAATTATTCAATATTACTTTGTAATGATGGTGAATATAAATCTAAGATAGAAACAAAAAATATAGTAATATATTGTAGAAGTATAATAAATAGGTTTAATTTATTATAAATTATTTTGAGAAAATAATTTCACATATCTCTTAGAATAATTTTTTAATTTATAATAAATGGGTTTAATTTATTATAAATTATTTTCTCATTATATTATATAAAACAATGGGAGGAGGACTAATGCAACTCGTAGCTTATGGCGCACAGGATATCTATCTTACCGGTAATCCTCAGATTACTTTCTTCAAAGTCGTATACCGAAGACATACTAACTTCGCAATGGAATGTGTAGAACAAACCCTTTCGGGTACTCCTTCAAATGGTGCCTCTGTTACTGCCACCGTATCTCGTAATGGAGACCTTGTCGGGAAAATGTACGTATCATCATCAACTGCTGCAATTACTAATGGTGATGACATTGTTGAACAAGTAGATATTGAAATTGGTGGTCAAAGAATTGACAGACACTACAAAGAATGGATGCAAGTTTGGGCTGAACTTTCCACACCTGATTCTAAAGCACTTGCCTACAAAAATATGACTGGTGCTCTTTCACATGCTCTTAATAAATCTGGGACTACTGGTGTAGGAATGGTACAAATTCCTCTTCAGTTCTGGTTTTGTCGTAACCCAGGTCTTGCTCTTCCACTTATTGCTCTTCAGTATCATGAAGTTAAAGTTAAAATGACACTTGGTACCGTTACTGGAACTGCTGGTGTAAAACTGTGGGCAGACTATATCTACCTTGATACTGATGAACGTCGCCGTTTTGCTCAAGTATCTCATGAATATCTTATTGAACAACTTCAAAGAGAAGAATCATCTTCTACTACTAATCACAAACTAAATTTCAATCATCCAGTTAAAGAACTTATATGGACTTCTGTTGCTACAAATTCATATGATACTGCCAAACTTCAACTTAATGGTCACGACCGCTTTGCTGCTCAAGAAGAAGAATACTTCCAACTTCGCCAACCAATGGACCATCACACTGCTGTTCCTGGTGCGAATATTCCAATGAGTGATAGACCATTAATGGTTCAACCTAAAGTAATTGCTTATAGAGACGCAGGAACAGCAACTGGAGCTCTTGTAGCCACACTTCATAACACTGTAAGTGCAACTGTTGGAACAAAAACAACATTTACTCTATTAATTGGAACTAATTTTATTGCAAGTACAGCTGCCTCAAATTATCCCAAAGTAGGAGATTTACTAGATGTTGAAATTAGAGATCATAGTGAAATTGCAACAGGTGCTAGACGTAGAAATGTTGTAGTTCAAGTTACAAGTGTTGCTTCTCAAACTAATGGTTGGAATATAGGTGTAGAATTAGAAGATGATAATGATGCAATTGCTACTGCATTTGTAGTAGGTACTGCTGCTGATGATATGGTATCAATATCAATTGTTGCTCGTCTCCAAGACCCTCTATCCAGATGCTCTACATTTAGCAAGAAAGTTAATGTCTATTCCTTTGCTCTCAAACCCGAAGAGCACCAACCCTCAGGTACTTGCAATTTCTCCAGAATTGATAATGCTAAATTAGTTATCTCTGGTACTGCTCAAGCTTTAACAATCTATGCTGTTAACTACAATGTTCTTCGTGTTATGTCGGGTATGGGTGGTCTTGCTTACTCCAATTAAGTATCATTTTAATAAAAAATTTATTAAAATTAAAAAAATTATTTTTATAAAAAATATATTCTATATATTTTAAACTCTTTTCCAAACATTTAGAAATTTTTTACCACATCCTACTTCTAGAGGTTTAACTTTTTGATATTTTTCAAATGTTTTTAATGTTGCTAATACTAATTTTTTATTATGTCGTTTACCATGTTCTCTAGTTCTATCTCTAATTGTTTTAAAAGCAAGAGGTTGGCTAAAATCTAATTTGTCTATTTTTTCTATAACAAATTCCATTTAATAAAAAATTAATCGTTTTTTGTTTAAATCAATTTATTTCGATTTCATTTTTTCTGATTATATTAGTTTGAGTTTTTCTTTAAAAATATCATTATTGTAATTAATATCACTAACTAGACTAACTAATTGATTTTCATTTGTTTCCATATATTGTTTAATATTATACATATCAATAAAAATAAGAGAAGTTACAAAAATTAATAAAACAATTGCTACAAAATTTAATATAGGTATCATTCTTATTTATAATAATTAAATATTTTATTTATATATTATTGTAATTATTAACTGTTTCTAATGCTTTTTTATAATCTTCCATAGTTATTAGTTTTTTTGGTTCATTATTTTTATTACTACTAATTGGTAAAACACAAAATTTAGATTTTTCATTAAATAGACCACTACTTATAATAACAAATCCTGCTGTTAATAAAATAGACATTTTAAAACTCCTAGTTCCTAAATAGAAAATACAAAATAAAGTTATTCTTCTAATAATACTTAATTGTAATAATTCTTTTGTATTTTCACTTAAATCTAATACTAAATATCTACTACCAATATTAAGCATTACTATTGAAATACCGGCCAAAAGTTTATTATTATCTAATGAATTTAAATCATACATTATTTATTTAATGTTAATAAATAATATATTTTAAACAAAATTATATATATATATATATATATTTTTAAATTTATTCATTAAAATTTTTAGTTTGCATCACTTGATTATACATTTGTGGATTATACATTTGTGAATTCATTTGTTGATTGGGTGGGGGATACATCATAGGTTGTGTATAATCATTATAATAGTTAGTTCCACTATTACCACCATGAGTTCCACCATATACACTATTTGTATTTCTCATCATTAATCCGATTTGAACAAATTGTTCTAAAATAAATATAAGTAAAATGCCACTTATTAAATATAAACCTAAATCCATATAATTTTTATCACTTTCATATTTCATATCTTTAGAACTTAGTTCTATATTAGACCCCATACCGACCTTTGACCCCCTACCGACCTTTGACCCCCTACCTACCTTAGACCCCCTACCTACCTTAGACGCCATACCGACCTTAGACCCCCTACCCATTTCAGGTTCCATATCAGGTTCCATTTCAGGTTCCATTTCAGGTTCCATTTCAGGTTCCATTTCAGTTCCTGCTTTAGCTTCTAAACTCGTTCCAATACTTTCAGTATCATCATCATCTGATTCATAATTTAAATCAAGATTTACCGAACTTTTAATACCTCTATTAATAGTATTATCAAATTTAATCTCTTCATATTCGGTAGGTTGGATATTCATTAAATTATCACCATCTCTACTGATCATAGGTTTAAAATCATGGTCTGCATATAATTTATCAAAATAATCTTGTTCTTCTTCAATATTACAGTCTTTTAAATTATCTTTATTAGCTTTAATAAAGTCCTGTCTATTAGAATATAAATCATATGATTTATCAGGTGAATTTTTATCGTATTTAGAATACACCATATCGCTATCTAATCCACCTAAATTAAAGGGTTCTGCATCTTTCTGAGATTTTGAATATCTTTGAGCATAAAAATGACATGCAGATTGTTTTTTCCCCTTTTTGTTTTTTTTCTTTTTTTTATTAAAATCTTTTCCATATGCATCAGTAATTGTAGCATAAGCTGACATTTAATATTAATAAATATTTTTTATTATTAAAAACATAACTTAAATATTAATTTTTTAATTTTATCAACTTAAATCTAATATAAATTTCCCCTTACTATTATGTTTTTTAATAGAGTTTTTAAAGGGAATTTCAGTCTCTATATCATTGGTATAATAATCAATTATATTTTTCTGATAATTCATATTTTTATCTAATTCTTTATGTCTTTTATCTTTTAATAATTGAACATTTTGTAAATGTTGGGGAGTTTTAAGATATGAATTATCAATATCATTGCTATTAATATTAGTGATATTATTACTATTATTACTATTATTACTATTATGTTTATCATTAATATAAAAATCTTCATTTACTAAATTATTATTTAATGAAGAATATGCATAATAATTATAAGTTGGTATTGTATTAGGGTCATAGTTAAGAATAGGTTTAAATACAGATGAAGTATGTTGTGTTGTAGTAGGTTCTGATATATTTGGTTGATTTTCAAAAAAACCTTCTATATTATTCTTATCTTCTAAGTTGTTAAAATTAGAACTATGTGTTGGTTTATTAGAAATTCTCATTACATCTTTATTTAAATCTTTAAATTTTCTTTCATATAATTTCTTTTCTTGTTTATAATTTGTAATTTCTACTGGGTCCCAACTAATATATAATATTTTAGGAAAATAATATTTAACTAAAAATCCATTAGTCCTTAATTCTTTCATTAAATATGCAAGACATTTATTTAAATTATAAGAGGGAACTCCAAAAATATACTCGGGAACTTCATAAATTAATTTATATCTTTCTTTTAATGATGATTTTTTAATTCTTTCGTGAATTATAATTAATACTTCATTATACGATGTATTTTTTTTTTTTTTCAATTCATCAATATTTCTATATAGATCATAAATATTAATTTTAGTTGATTTCATTATTTAAAGTTATTTATATAATTATATAAAAAATTAAAGAGAAAACTAACATTATGTATTCTAATTTAGCGTTAAGTGGTGGTGCCTTACGTGGAGTTGCTCTATTAGGTGCAATAAAATATCTAGAAGAAAAAAAAATATTTAAAAACTTCAATAATTATATTGGATCTAGTGCAGGTGGAATAATTCTTTTCTTATTATTAATAGGATTTACGTCAAATGAAATTATAAATATATTAAAAGACGAATTAAAATATTTAATGAATTTAAATTTTGATAATTTAACAAACATTTCTACTAAATTAGGTATAGACAATGGTTCCAAGAATGAGAAAATATTAAGAAAGTATTTATATTCAAAAACGAATTTAGGGTCAATTACTTTTATAGAGTTTGCAAAAAAATTTGGGAAAAATTTAATAATAACTGGTACTAATTTAGATAAACATCAAACAGATTATTTTTGTGTTGATACATTTCCAGATATGGATATTATCCAAGCATTATTAATAACAAGTTGTATTCCATTTATATATGAACCAATAACATTTAATAATGATTTATATATAGATGGTGGGCTATATAGTAATTTCCCAATTGAATACTTTGAAAAAAATTCAAACGATACATTAGGTATATGTATTAATCCAGATTATTATAATAAAAATGATAATATTTTAAATTATGTAAATAATATATTGTTTTCTATGATGAATAAATTATCATATGATAATATTTATAAAAATAAAGATAAATATAATGTATGTTTAATTTCATTTAAAACAAATTGTTATAATGAAATTGGATTTTCATTAACAGAAATGGAATTTAAGATTGATGATAAAATTTTTAAAGAATATACCGAGTTTGGCTATAACGAATTTAAACAATATTTTGAAACTAATTTGAATTGAAGAATTTCTCAATTGCATCGGCAGTTCTTGGTCCTTTGAAAGGAACTTGGTTTCCATCTTCACTTACTTTCATTATTGAAGGAAATCCTTTAACACCATATTTTTTATTTGCGGCATCATCATCTTCATTAACTTCAACAGGTAAATCTAACTCTTTTAGTTTCTCTATTTCACCAGATGCTTTAAAAGATTTACAGTGTCCGCACCATGAAGCAAGATTGACGACCATACGAGAACCATCAAAACCGGTAACCTCCTCAAAAGCTTCAACATTCATACTTTTAAATGCACATTTACATCCAAAAAGAAGAAGAGTTACCATTAATACAACTATAAGTTGTCGGGTATTTATTTTTTTCATCATTTTCATAACAGATTTCATTTTATTATAAAGAAATAAAATAAATAAAATTTAATAAATTAAATTAAATAAAAAATATTGTGTTATTAAATTTCTAAAATATTGGTGTTTGATAAATCAGATGTTGATAATAAATTATTAAAAATATTATTATCAATGAATCGGGGAGTATTAATAAATAGAATTAAATTTACAATTTCTTTAAAATGTAAATTATTTGAACATTTAAAAATTTTATTAAAATCTCTATCCTTAATCATCAATATTCTACTATTATGATTTTCAAATTTATTGAAATTATTAAAGGTGCATACTGGAAATTCATCATCATTAAGTTTATTATAAATATTATCAAATAATGCTGGTTGTATTATAAAAATAGATTTGCTAATACTAAGAATTTCATAAATAGATTTAATATAATTAATAATATAATCCTCTATATTTAAAAATGTATGATTAAAATTCATTTAAATATTGGATTATATAATCTATTTAATAATAAAATAAATACTTTTAAATGAGTATATATAACTATACGCCAGATTTTTTTAATTCAATTGAAAATGTTATTAAAGTAGATAATATTGATATTGATAAAAAAATAAAAAATTTAATAAAAAATTATAGTTGTTTTAAAAGTTTTAAAGTTTATAATAAATTATATAAAAAAAATAAATTTCAATCCTATCAATCTAGAATAGTAGATAAAACTGATGATAAAGTTATACTTAGTTATTTAAATAAAATAACAAATGATAATTATGATACCTTACATACTAAAATAAAAAATAATATGAGAGAAGATAATTATAAAATAATTATTGATAAATTATTATTTATTTCAATTAAACAATCTAATTATTCAAAGTTATATATTGATCTTTTTAAATCTATTATATTTGACGAAGTTAAATGCAATTATTTAAATAATAAGATTGAAGATATATTAAAAAATAAAAATGATGATTTCAAATTATTATTTGATAAGATCTCATCTGATACATATGATGAATTTTGTGATAATAATAAGGAAAAGAAATGTTTAAAAGGGAAAATTACTATAATAATCAATTTAATTAAATTTGATATTATCACTCTTCGTAAAGATTTTTTAATGGTTGAATTAATGAAATTTACAAATTATGAAAATGAATTATTTTTGGAGATTTTACAAATTATTAATAATGTATCTGGATTAGATAAAAAAATAATTAATGGATTACAATTTTATTTAGATAATAATATTTTTAAAGGAAGAATGATGATAAAGTTTAAAATTCAAGATATTATTACGAATAAAAAAATTAAAGATTTTTAATAAAATATTTATTTTTTGTTAATTTTAATATTAGATGAAATGATAATATTTATATTTTTATCTTTTTATATATAGGTTCTATATATATCTTTTTACTATATTTATTTGTGTTATTATCAGTAATCTTTACCTGATCATTTCTATCCTTTTCACAATTTATTAAACCTCTTACAAAACTTGTAACATCATTTTCATATATATCATATATTTTTATATTTACAAATTGATTATTTAACCAATAAAGATTATTTAAAATATTATATACTGGTATTTCATAATTTAATAAATTAAATCTCATTGCACTATTTGAAAAGTTAGACATATATAACATATTGACTTTATCTTTATTAACTTGATTTTCAATATTTATTAAGTCTTGAAATCTAAAATTATTTTTATTAAGTTTAAAAAAACTATCAAAAATGTCAAAATTTAAAGTAATCATTAAGTGACTATTTGTATGACATCCACCATTTAAAATATGATTTTTACAAACTAAATATATATTTATTGTATCGTTAAGATGTATTGATAATTTACTTTTAGTTAATGTATTAATATGATTACCTTCAATATTTACTAAAAATGATTCATCCTCATTTTCAACTTGGCGGTGATACCATGTTGTTACATCTGCAATATGTGTAATTTGATAGAATATATCTTCTGATGTTTGTTTTTGAGCATCCGAACTTATAAGTATTTGCGCGTTAATGGAATCCATTATTAGAAGTTAGTTGTATGTTTTAATTGATATAACAATAATTTAATCGAAGTTTCACATTTTATTAATGAAATAATGGTTAAAATTTGAAATAATCTTATTAACTATTATAATATTAAAAATGAATCATAAATCATCTATAATTAATCAATTGACATTATTATTAGATGATAATAAGTGTAAAAATGAAAATTTTAAAGTCCGTGCTTATCAAAATGCTATAAATGCAATAAAAGAATATGACGATGAAATTACTACAGAAAAAGATTTAGAAAAAATAAAAGGATTGTCTAAGGGTAGTATTAGAAAAAAAATAATTGAATTAATAAAAACAGGAGAAATTTCACAAGTTAAATATATTGATAAAGAAATAAATATTATCCAAGATTTAACAAACGTTTATGGGATTGGTCCAAGTAAATCAAATGAGTTAGTGTCTAAATACAATATTTCATCGATAGAAGATTTAAAAGAAAAAAGTTTGAAAGATGGAACACTATTGAATGATAAACAAAAAATAGGATTAAATTATTATGAAGATTTATTAAAAAGAATACCTAGAACTGAAATGAAAAAACACGAAGATTATATTACAAATTTTATAAAAAAAATAGATATAAATAATGATTTAATATATGAAGTTACTGGATCATATAGAAGAGAATTACAAAATAGTGGAGATATAGATGTATTATGTACTACTAAAAATGAAAATACGCAATTATTTAATAAAATTATTGATAGTTTTGAAAATGAAACATATATTAAAGAAACATTAGCAAAAGGAGAAAAAAAGTTTATGGGAATTTGTAAATTATCACGATATAAAACAAATAGAAGATTGGATATGATATATACAAAAAAAGAATATTATCCATTTGCTCTATTATATTTTACAGGTAGCGGTCAATTCAATATAGAAATGAGAAATTATGCTCTATCTTTAGGATATTCATTAAGTGAATATGGTTTGAAAAAAGAAGGAAAATTTGTGGATAATAATGGACAATCATTTGAAACGGAAAAAGATATTTTTAATTTTTTAGGAATGAAATATATTAATCCAGAAGAAAGAAAAGGAGGAATTATTATTGAAAATTTAATAAAAAATATTTAATAAAAAATATTTAATAAAAAATATTTAATAAAAAATATTTAATAAAAAATTTTAATAAAAAATATTTAATAAAAATTTTAATCACTTAATAACATTTACCATATTTGGATTTAATCCTTTACTTATTAACCATTCTTTTATTTTAAAATATTGATATAAATGGAACACATTTATTACATCATTTACATTTGTATTTATATCAATATTTTTATTATCTATAAAATTACCAAATTCTTGTATAGACATATTACGGGTATCAACATCAGTTAATATTAAGGTCTGTATAAATTCGCTATTTAAATCATTATCTGCTTCAAAATTATTTACAATAAAATTTATATAATAAAAAGTTATTTGAACACAATATCCTTTTCCAGCAATACATTTATATCCACTAATTGGACATTTATATCTCCAATTTTCAGTATTGCGTGGTGTATTTTGACTCATTATAATATCACCGCATACATTATCACTTGAAACTAAATCATAATCATCTAATTTTATTTTATTTTTAATATCATTCGCTATTTTAAAAACTATAGATTCATCGCTGGTATCATTTGGATCAAATGGATATATTTTTTTATTAAATTTATCAAATATTAAAACACTTTGATGACCGCCTCCATTTTCATAATTAATTAAAATTGGTAATATTATAAAATTTTTTTGCGACGTAAAAATATTCATTACGGAACTCCATATTCTACTTATATCATATAATTCGTCATATAAAAGTTGATAAAGTGGATTTAATGGATCTATATTTGTTTTATTATATTTATATTCAGAATTATTATCAGACCCATTTCCTAATTTTATATCACTAATATTTCCATTTATATCAATATTAATATTGATTTCAAAATATTTTTTTAAAATATCTAATGAATATTCACCGGGTATATATATAGGTTGTGCTTTATCATTAATATCAAATAAATGTGAGTAAAATAAATTAGTTTTTATAGATTGTACATTTGCAACATTATTTGTAATAAGTAATTGATTTTCATTATTTAATTTATCAACAATTATTTTATTTTTGATTAAATGATTATATACTTTCACTATTAATTGATTTTTATTACCTCCTTTTTGATTGTTTGATTTTAAATATTCTTTTAATGATATTCTACTAACTTTATTATTTTTAGTTTTTTTAAAATAATATCCTTTATCAGTCTTATAATATTCGACCATACTATTATAATTAAATAATATAATTAATCAAAATATAATTAATCATCTAAAAGAAAAAAATCTTGACCATAATTAGAATTATAACCAGTGAATTTTTCTTCAAACGTATTTTTAGTTTTCATTTTTTTTTTTTTAATTTTTTCTTTTTTTCTGGTTGACGTTTTTTTTGCAACAATATCGTCACCGTCATCACTTACATCTTCAACCTCATCATTAGATTTAGATTTACCTTTAACAGGAACAGGTATTATATTATTTAGTATAGGTGGTGTTAAATTAGTAACAAGTTTTTCTAATTGATTTTTCATATTACTTATATCGGTTTTAATTGTATTAACAGTGGTAAACATTTCTTTTAAATCCCCTGATTTAAAGTTTTCTTCACCTACCTTTTTTTTAGAGGGTTCAATATTTCCTTTATTCATAACAAAACTCATAACGACAATAACTGCAAAACCAATTAATGTATTTTTCATAGAAAATATTTCACCAAACATTTTATAATTAATATATATATATTTAATTTTGTTAATTTAATTTAATAATTATAAATAAATGCAAAATAAAATTGTAAATAAAACAAAAACAAATGTAAAGGTTTGTTTGAGCGATTGTGATGTAATTTCCATAATTTTAAATTATTTAGTTCCAATATTTCAATATTTATCAATAAAAATGACGGATTATAATATGAAGTTAAAAACTACCAAATGTTTAAATACTGCTGTAATGTTAGTATATATATTAGGTGGTGAAAAACATATAAAAGACAAAGTGTCTTTTTGTGATACTGATAATATTTCTAAACGATATAATAAACTAAAATCAAATGAAAAAAAAATGCAAAGAAAAAAAAATATTTTAGATAAACTTGATACTGATTTAAATAATTCCAGAATAAATAGTAGATACTTTTATTATATTTTATTAACCCATACAGAAATGTTAAATAAAGAAAATAAAAAAGGCTGGTTTCCAGGTCATGTTTTTATTATAGAAAAATCTAAAGATTGTAATAAAAAATTAAAATATAAAATATTCCAATCTTATATAAATAAATATGATTTAAATGGTCATTTTATAAATAATAACGAAACAATGGAAATAAAAAATATTAAATCTGTTATTAATGGAATTAAAAATATTTTATTAAAAAAAACATGGAATAAAAAAGCTGTCTCATTTTGGAAGAAATTATGTCATGTAAATACTCCCGAACTTATTGGACATGAAACTAAAAATATAAATATTTGTTATAAAAAAATTAAAATAGATAATTGTTATACAAATTTATTAAAATTTACAGATAATGCTTTAAATGAAATTAATAAAAATATACAAAAAAATAATATAACATTTTATAATGTTATTCAAGAAGAAAGTCCTGTAAAAGTTAAATCATTCGATATATATTCTCTTAGAGATATGTTTTTAAAATTAAAAACAGAAATAATGCTTCCATCAAATTGATATTAATAATTTATAATAATATTTATTAAAATTAATTATTATGAAGATTTTTTATATTATATTATTATTATTATTTATATTATTTATAATAAAATTAATTACTTTGATTATGACACAACGCTCAAGAATAACTACAGTAAAACGAATTGAACCCATTATTATATTATTAGATTTAGATAAAACATTAATTGGAAATATAAAACCTCAAAGTATAGAATATTATATTTATACAAAAATAAAAGAAGAATTAATAATATTAAATAAACCTAATTCGTTTAATTTTGATTTTAAAAAATTGCGGAGAAATTTAAAAACACATATTATTCGCCCATATTTAGATGATTTTTTAAATTTAATTAAAAAATATAATAATATTGAAATATACATTTATACTGCATCTGATGATAATTGGGCGAAAACAATAATACCTCAAATTGAAAAAGTTTTGAATATTAAATTTAATAGACCATTATTTACGAGAAATCATATTATAGAAAAAAATAAAGTTTTCAAAAAATCTATGAATATCATTAAACCAATAATATTCAAAAAAATAAAACAAAAATATCATTTAGATAATATAAATCAATTAAAAAATATTATGTTATTTGATGATACACAAAATGTATTATTGGAACAAAAATATCAAATAAATGTGCCTTCATATAATTATATATACCAAGAAGATTTTTTAAAAAATATTCCACTTAAAATAATAAAAACATATTATATTATTATTGAAAATATTATAGGATTAGAGCATTCTACCAATGTATCTGGATTTAAATCAAAATATCATAGATATATCAGTAAAATGTATGAAAATGAAGATTTAAATAAAAATATAAGAGAAAATGATAAATATTGGATGAATATTAAAAATGTTTTTAAAAATAATATAAAAAATACATCATATGATAAATTATTAATTTTAATGAAATCCGTGAAATCCGTTTAAATATTATTATATTTAATAATAAAATAAAAATATGATAATATCATTTGATATTGGAATAAAAAATCTTGCATATTGTATTATGTATGAAAATGAAGATAAATCTATATCAATTCATAAATGGGAAATTATTAAATTATTAGATGATGACGAAAGATGTAAAAAAATTCCACTAAATGAAATAACAACACGTTTATATAACAAACTAAGTAGCGAATTAGACCAATATGAAATTTCAGAAGTATTATTAGAAAATCAACCTTGTCTTAAAAATCCAGTCATGAAATCAATTCAAATGATAATTTATGGATTTTTCCAATATCAACATATTATATTAGGACGAGAAATTAAGAATATCAAATTAATAAACGCCTCAAATAAATTAAAAGTAGGGAAAAATTTACATGATATTAATAATCAAGACTATATTATAAATATTAAAAATAAATATACACGTAATAAAAAATTAGCAATTGAATATACAAATTGGATTTTAAAGAATAGGGTAAATAATCATGAATTTTTATATGATTTTTTTAACACAAATAAAAAAAAAGATGATTTAGCAGATGCTTTTTTACAAGGACTTTATTATATAAATTTAAACAACTAATTAATTTTTTTAATTAGAAATCATCGGTGGTATTAAAATCTAAATGACTATTTTCGGTATTATGTAATTCTGCTTTGCTATAATTACTTACTCTTACTTCAAAAAAATTCTGTTTATCTTCAAGACCAATACGATCCATAAAATCAAATGGATTTATAACATTATAAATTTTATTATACCCTAATTGAACAAGTATTCTATCTGAAACAAATTCAATGTATTGTGACATAAGTTCACTATTCATACCTAATAGACGACATGGAAGACTATCAATAATAAATTCTTTTTCAATTAAAACTGCTTCTTTAATTATAGAAAATACTTTATCTTCACTTAATTTATTTGTTATATGAGAATAAAGAAGAATTGCAAATTCTGTATGAAGGGATTCATCTCTACTGATTAATTCGTTACTAAATGTAAGACCTGGCATTACACCACGTTCTTTTAACCAATAAATAGAACAAAATGCACCTGAGAAAAATATACCTTCAACACATGCAAATGCAATAAGTCTTGTTGCAAAGTTATCAGTATCATTTTCAATCCATTTTAATGCCCAGTCTGCTTTTTTTTTTACACATGGGATTGTTTCAACAGCATTTAATAATCGCGATTTCTCTTTTTCTTCTTTAATATACGTATCAATTAATAAAGAATATGTTTCGGAATGCACTGTTTCAATTGCATTTTGGAAACTATAAAATGCAAGTGCTTCCGGAACTTTAATTTCCGACATAAAATTTAATACTAAATTCTCATTAACAATACCATCACTTGCTGCAAAAAATGCTAAAATATTTTTAATAAAATGTTGTTCTGATTCGGTTAATTTTACCCAGTCTTTACCATCTTTAGAAAAATCTATTTCTTCTACAGTCCAATAAGTGGACACATGTTTCTTATACATTGACCATATGTCATCATATTGTATTGGGAAAACAACAAATCTACTTTTAGTTTCAGTGAGGAGTGGTTCTAAATACATATTATATATAATATTATATAAATATTTTTAAATACATATAATATTAATTTTTTTATATTAATTGTAGATCATTTAATTTAATTACAAATAATTTTAATTGAATATAAATGATATAAAATAAAATGTGAAAGTTGTAATTGATAATAACACCCACTAACAAACAACTGTGTATACGCTCTCAAAAATGGACGCTGTATTCAAAAAGTTCAATGTATGCGAAGACATTGCGGAAATGATTGCGA